TAAGCGATCTATTTATCGATAACGTCGTTAGGTACATTGTATGTAATGCTAGCCGTGGCTTCGGTAAGTCCGTTTTAGGAGCTACTGCTGCTATGGTTGCTGTACAAGAACTAATAGACCTTCCCGCTGAAGTCCCTAATAAGAACGTTGCTATTATCGCACCTACTTATGCTCAAGCTGTAGACATCTACTATCCTATTGTTGCTTATATGCTCGGTGGTGAAGCTGCTGCTCTAAAGTCTAGTCGTGTAGCTGGTATGTTCTGGTTCCCTAATAACGTAACACTAAAGATCTGGTCTTATGAGGCTATTGAACGTATGCGTGGTACTGGTCAGTATTTCGTAGTAGCGGATGAGGTATGCTCTTGGAAGGGCGCTGGTACTAACCTTAAGGAAGCTTGGGAGTCTGTTATTCAGCCTTGTATTGCTACTCGTTGGTCTAAGAAGAACGCTGATCGTTGGGGTGCTAAACCTGGACGAGCGCTTATCATCTCAACTCCAATGGGCTATAACTACTTCTATGAGATGTATAACCGACAAGACGCTGATGACCAATGGAAGTCCTATACCTATACGTATACCGACTCTCCTTACCTAGATCCTGAAGAGATTGAACGTGTTAAACTAACACTTGATCCTCTTAAGTTTGCTAGAGAGTACTCAGCTAGCTTTGAAGACTCAGGTAACACTGTCTTCTACTGCTTCAATAGAGATGAACATGTTGATAAGAACCTACCTTACTTTGAGGCTGGTGAAGACGTCCATGTAGCTATTGACTTTAACGTTGGTATTATGGCTTCTTGTGCTTTTGCACTAAGAGGTAATCAGATACACATCCTAGACGAGTTCCAAGGGCATCCTGACACAGAGACACTAGCTGCCCGTTTAGCTGAGAAGTATAAAGGCCATAGGATTATCTCTTACCCTGACCCTAGTGGTCGTGCTAGGAAGTCCTCTGCTGCTGTAGGTAATACAGACTTCACGATCCTTAACGCTAACAAGATCATCACAAGAGCACATAACAAGGCACCACCTATTATTGATAGTGTTGCTGCTGTGAATAAGAAATTCAAGAACGCTAATGGTGATATCGATATGTATATCCACCCTAGATGTGTTAATACAATTAAGTCTATAGAACGAACCTCTTGGGTTGAGAGTAATCCTGATACGGCTACGATCTGCAAGAAGGAAGGTGTTGAGCACTGGACTGATGGCTTACGTTATGCTGTTGAGTATCTGTTCCCTGTAAGAGGTGGCACTAAAGTAACAACAAAAGGCTTCGGATTTTAAGCCTAAAGAGAAGGAACCTTCAATGCCCAAAGGCAAAGGTACTTACGGTAAGACGGTAGGACGTCCCGTTAAGAAGAAACCTACTAAAAAGAAGTAACGATAGAAGGGAATAGGCGTTATGGCCTTGATTGAATACAAGCTAGACAACAACTCGGTAGACTTTAAGCTTGAGTTGGCCCGTGTAGGTGCTCAAGGTCGTAATGCAGAAGATGGCATTGATGGTATTGATGCTAACATCGTGTTAGAAGATGACAAGATACCTAACAGCTACCTGCTACCTCCCGAACTCTCCTCAAGCAACTGGTAAGGATACCAAATGGCACAATATAAGATTTTTAAAGAACTAACTCTACCTGAAGTAGGTAGTCTAGAACCACACTCAATTTACTTGGTAGCCCCAGTTGGCTCCCCTGATTATGTTGAAGTATACATTACAGGCGCGACTACTAGCGTCGTTAAACGCGTTATTGATGAAAATGACGTACAAGCCCTGATTGACACTGCCGTAAGCACTCTGAATGCACTCGAAGTTGTTGCTGATATTACTGCTCGTGATGCTCTTTCTCTGACAGCAAACGCTCAGATCCTAGTTATCGATGCTACAGATGACTCTACAGTTGACTCTGGCGCTGCTACCTACGTGTGGGATAACGATGAATCCACATTCACTAAGATCACTGAACATGAAAGCCTTGATGTAATCATCAACTGGGCCGACATTGTTGGTCGTCCGTCTAGCTCTGTTGCTGACATTGATGATGCAGTCGCTCGTAAACACAGCCACGCAAACAAAACCCAACTTGACTTGATCACTGAGAATGGTGATGGTGAGATGCTCTATAACGGTGCTCTACCTTCGATCGCTTGGGATAGCGTTAACTGGTAATGGCATATTTCCGCACAGAGAAAGTAATAGCAGCCCTGCCCTCCACACTAGCTCCCAATACGCTTTACTTTGTGCGGAGTGGCACAGGCTGTTATTGATGAAAGTGACGTACAAGCCCTAGTTGACACTGCCGTAAGCACTCTGAATGCACTAGAAGTAGTTGCAGACCTTGCAGCTCGTGATGCCCTAGCCTTGACAGCAAACGCTCAGATCCTAGTTATCGATGCTACGGGTGATACTACAGTCGATGCTGGTGCTGCTACCTACGTGTGGGATAACGGTGAAGAAACTTTCACAAAGATCACTGAGCATGAG